CGGGTGATGAAGAACTGGAAGGATGATAAAATCCATATTTGTCTTGGTGGAAATCGTTCGAGTAAGTCCACTTTCGCATCCCGTATGCTTGTGCATTTAGCACAGACTATACCAGAAGCAGAGATTCGTTCTTTGCATGTGTCGGAAGAAAGATCAATTGCGGATGCCCAAAGATATGTGTGGGAAGCAATCCCCATGCGCTATAAACGGGCAAAGAAGAAGAGTGAGAGTCATTCTTTGCAATATACACAGAAGAATGGCTTTAATTCAGCCAAGGCAATCCTACCGCCAACAACCAAAGGCGCCGAAAGGGGCAGTACAATATCGTTTAATAATTATAGGCAGTACCAGGCAGATCCGCAGATATTTGAAGGTTGGTCCGCACACTGTATCCATATGGATGAAGAATGCCCTGAAGAAATTTTTTCCACACTGGTAGGTGGTAGGACAGTTGATTACCACGGGCGTGTACTCTTAACTTTTACGACCTTACAGGGATGGACACCATTGATTAATAGTCTGTTGAAGGGTGCGGATACGGTGGAAACTAAATACAGTAGTTTATTAAATCGGGAACTTCCCATCGAACAGGTATCAACAAACTGGCCTAATTGTAGGATTTATTATTTTTGGTCGGAGATGAGTCCCTTTGTTGATTACAAAGAACTTATCCGCACTTACTCGAATCAACCCCAGGAGGTCAAACTTGCCCGATTATACGGAATACCATCCAAGGCAATGGAAGGACGGTTTCCAAAATTCAGCAGGGATACAAATGTTATACCGCATGAAAAAATACCTTTTATTTTAGATCCACATGTACGCACAACCCGCTATTTTGTATGTGATCCCGGCGGCTCAAAACCGTGGGTCGCGATATGGGCGGCTGTGACGCGGGATGGTACAATTTATATATATCGCGAGTTCCCTGATTCATCGATGGGGGCATGGGCATTGCCGCATGTCAATGGGGTGGGGAAGAGCGTGGGTAAACCCGGCCCGGCCCAAAGGCCCCTCGGTTGGGGATATGTTGATTACCGCGATCATTTCGAGGCATTGGAGGAAGGCGAGGATATATTCGAGCGAATCGTTGACCCCCGCATGGGAGCCGCCACCGTCAGGGAGAAGGAGGGCGAGAGTAACATAATTAACACAATGGCGAATCTTGACTTTGTCATGCGTCCCGCTCCAGGCGTGGAAGTGGAAGCGGGTATTGCAAAAATCAATGATACACTAGCATGGGATGATACTGAGCCAATGACGGAGAAGAACAGACCCAAACTCTTTGTGTCCGACAGGTGTGAGAATCTGATTTGTTCGATGTTGGAATATACGGGCAGTTCACGCCAAGAGCATTGGAAGGATCAGATTGACTGTTTGCGTTATCTTATCATCAGCGGAGCCGATCATATTAGTCACAATAGCTTGATGTGTACAGGTGGTGGTGGGTATTAATCTTGCAAATCTAGCTACAAAAGGCTACATTATGCTACGCATATGCAGTCTGCCGCCGATCCCGAACTTTTATATGTCAGTAATGAGCCTGACATAAATTATCTTGCAGAAACTTACCGCCGTACACAAGCAGACTTAGGCGAGTGGTTAGACCGCAGACAGCGGGATTATGATGTAAGAAACTGCATGTGGTCGGGACAGTCTGACGATTTTAAGAAGCATTCGAATCTAAGCTCTACAGGAGATGTATTTCCTTGGGACGGAGCCTCTGATCAGATGATCCGTATGTGTGACAATCAGATCAATAAGTGTGTGGCAATGGTTATGAATGCTGTAAGACAGGCGCATATAGTTGCCACGCCCGTTGAGTCAGGAGATATTGAGCGTGCAAATGTGATATCCATGTTCCTTCGTTGGTTGATCAATACGAAGATGGAAGAGTTTTACGATCAATTGGAACTTGGATTGAATCACTTTTTTGAGAAGGGATTGATGTGTCATTATGTGTGGTACGATTCACAAGAACTTAAACAACAGCAGACCATTCGTTTAGATGAGATAGCACAGGCACTTCCAGCCATTGCGGAAGCAATACAGGATGGCAGTATGGATGAGGAATTATCATCCGCACTGAAAGATCAATTCAAAGTATCCAAGGCCAAAGCAAAAGCGATGCTTCGTGAATTACGCAACGATGGCACCACCACCATTCCAGTTACCCGCCGGGTCGTAAATCGACCCCGCATCAAAGCATTGGCACCTGACGAGGATGTGTTTTGGCCTAACTACACTATTGATCCACAGGAAGCACCGTATGTATTTCATGTATTGCATATGACCCCCGAACAGTTGCGTGCAAAGATTTCATCAGAAGGATGGGACGAGGAGTTTGTGGAAAAAGCGATGGAGTTGGCTCAGTACACACAAAGGGATGACACCCTCTATAATGTCCGCCAAATGGATGAAGTAATCCGCGATGACGATGAGACTATTAGAATAGTTTACTGTTATCAAAGATTGCTCGATGAGGATGATATACCGGGCATCTATTGTACAATCATGCATCCTGATGTGCCTGATCTTTATGCCAAGCATGAGTTGCTTGATTATGCTCACGGCAAGTATCCTTTTGTAATCACTAAGTATGAGCAGACGAGTAAAAGACTCTACTCATCTCGTTCAATACCTGAGATTGGTGAACCATTACAACAGGTAATGAAGATTGAGACTGATGCTTTGATTGATCGTCAGTCATTGGCGACTTTACCTCCCTTGGAACATCCCCTGGGCCGGCCCCCATCACGGTACGGCCCCGGTGTCCGGATTCCGTATCGTACACCTGGCGAGATTCGTTGGGCAAATACACCGCCGTTTGATGGCGGCAACATAGAAGTACGCAGATATATCCAAGAAATGTTTGATAAATACTTTGGTAACTTTGCCCCAGGAGTTGACCAAGTAGAATCGCAGAATAAACAGCAGGCGGTAATTAATAAAGTATTTACGCATCTTAAATATGTGCTTGAGCAAGTATGGACGCTCTATCAGCAGTATGGTCCCGATGCTGAGTTTTTCCGGGTGACCGGAATGCAGGATGTACAGAAGTTCAGCAAAGGAAGACCTGGAGAGAGATTTGACTTTTACTTACAGTTCGATGTGGCGACACAAGATCCACAGCAAATGCTTGAGCGTGTAAAAGCAATTGCCGAGCTTGCCCCCGCTTTAGACAGATCAGGTACGCTTGATACTGAAAGACTCTTACAACTCGCAGTAGGACAGATCATGCCTGGTGCATCCGAGAAAATTATTATACCAAAAGAGACTGCATCTCAGAAAGCGGTTGATGAGGAAAGACAGACAATAGCGGAGTTAGTGGCAGGAGTACCTCCGAATGTCCGTCCACAGGATGCCCATGAACTGAAGGCGCAAGTATTTCAACAATGGTTATCACAGCCTGATATTCAACAGAAGGCACAAGAAGACCCGGCATTGCAGGAGCGCATACAGAACTATATGCAACAGCGTAATTTCGCTATTCAGCAAAAAGCTAATGCTGAAATCGGCAGACTCGGTGCGGCGCCCACGCAATTCGGACAAACTGCTCAGACAGAAGCGGCATGAAGAATTTTCCAAAGATCGGTCAAACGGTCTATCGACCAACCACAAAATCAAAAAATCATGCGAGGTAGAAAAAAAACAAAATACATGAGTAAGGGAGGAATGCGTAAGAAACGCCGCTAAATGGCTTATCTTATTGCTAATATTCCCCAATTCAAAGTTTGGGTTCGTAAGGAGTTCACGCACAATCATATGAAATATGAAGGAGAATACTTGCACGGTTTGGCAATCGCAGTTTGTGCGATACCCGACCGATGCCTGTCTTTTCAAGTAGTATTTACAGGATGTGACGAAGAAGATCCAAACCCGCACGGCGGGGCAATGTGGGCGAGGATGCCAATCACCGCTTTGATTGCGGATGTTCCTTATGAGCAATGGCCCGATAAGTGTCCGACCCACATCGCCCAACCGTGGGACTGTCCAAGCAGAGACATAGCAGTAACTAAACTTGATCGCGTAAGTTCAAGTCCCTGGATCGCTAAACTCGCAGGAAAGTTCTATAAAGCACATTACATGTTCACCGTAGATTTTACGGGCAACAGTATTGCCGATGATCCGGCACAGCATAAGCAAAGCCATGTGCTTGAGTTGACCGAAGGACCATGGGAAGGACAGATTATTGCATTACCTAATAACCGTGTTCGTGTAACGAACCCTGCTTTGTGGTTAGTTGGTGAAGGTCCACCCGATTTTGTTCCTAGTCAATATCTACATTCTGCTGAAAAACATGATTCGTACACGGATTGGAAGGAAACTTTTGATAATTTGTATGCGGATGAAAAAAATTAATGAGTATTACATATCGAGGTGAGCGTTTTAGTGGTTATAATAAGCCCAAAAGGACTCCGGGTAAGTCAAAGAAGTTTGCCGTGCTTGCCAAAGAAGGAGACAAAGTTCGACTTGTTCGTTACGGCGATCCAAAAATGTCTATTAAGAAAAACATTCCCGCACGGCGTAAATCCTTCAGAGCAAGACATAAATGCGATGAGAAAAAGTCTAAATTAACCGCAGGATATTGGAGTTGTAAAAAATGGTAAAAAAATTGACATCAAAGCAAAAGAAAATAGCAAGGGCGGCGAAGCCCCGCAATAGAATCACAAAGTCCGATTTTGTGGCCTTGAGAGGGCGGAGGAAGAAAAAGTGAGCAAGAATGTGCCAACGAACAAGGCTTTGTATTCCCGTGTAAAATCCGAAGCTAAAAGAAAGTTCGATGTTTATCCAAGTGCT